CATCTGCACTAAGTTGTGAAACTTGTGTTTGAAGTACCTCAACTTGAGCCTCTAACCGACCAAAATCACGAGCATCTATCTCAGACATTTGCTACCTTTCGGGGTCTTCCCATACGCTTAAATGTTGGAATCACAGGCGCAAATGCGGTATCTGTTCTAGTCTCTGATTCTACAGATTCTGTGGTTACTTCTGGCTCGTCTATCCTCACATATCCCTGATGACCCTTCATAGAATCAATATCATGTTGATATGTAAAAGTTACAGTGTTACCTGATTGAAGACAGCGAAAAGTAGCCATAAAACCCTTTAAATGAGAAAGGGGGGACTAGCCCCCCTATCTTTACACCATTTTCGCAATAACCAATTTAATAGTAGTAGAAGCCAAATTAACAGCCCCGCCAGTTGTATTAGTTGTTGCAATAGTCACTGTGTTTGCTGCTGAAACATAAGCACGGCGAACTAAACCCGCTTCGTCTACGCCAGCCGACATACCAATAACCATATACCAAGGACAACGCCAGCGACAGTCACAGTATCAGTACCAGCGGCTTGGTCTGCAACAGATGCAGAATCCAAAGTGCAAGTAACTGTCCATGTATCATTGAACAAGCCTCGAAAAGAATCGTTGTCTCTACTTGAAACAACTGCTGTTGCTGCTGCCATTTTGATTTCTCCTAATTAGGTTAAAAAAAGTCCCCCCACCACTAGGGCAGGGGGCGCAACTGCAATTAGGCAGGAACCAACAAAGCGAACAATGATGCAGATTTAGCTGCACCAGTGCTTGCGGCTGCACGGAGAATTTGAACGCCATACAGAGTGTCAGATGTGAACAGATTAGCAAGATACTCTTGCTTGTACTGAACTTGTGAACGCAGAGCAACTTGCTCAACCAGCACCATTGAATCACGGTGACCCATCAAACAAACTCGTGGATTATTAGTACCTGAACCTGTATCAGCATTACTTGAAACAAACACAGGGATACCGTACAGGTTACCAATCTCACCAGTGCGGATAGTACTGTTTGTACCACCAACAAAGGCTTGTTCAGTGTAACGAGCCAGACCCATCAAAGTGTTACGGCTTGATGGAGGAATGATGAAGAAACGCTGATCCATTGGAGTATCAGTGTCGTCCAGTCGCTGAATAGTGCGGCGAATGGCGGCATCAGTCAATGCTGACTCATTGTTGTTTGCGGCAACATAAGCAGTAGTACCATCTCCACCGATAAATGCACCAGTTGCATACACGTTTGTACCAGCACCGCCGTTGGTTGAACGACCTAACTGAACCAAGTCAGTATCGACTTGTTTAGCCAGAGCATAACCAGCATCGGAAGTGTAGAAGTTACGCAAGCTGTTCAAGGCTTGGGCTTCGACAATATCCTCAATCAAACGTGAATATTCGTAATGCTTGTTGATAGACACTTGAACTTCAGACTCTGTAGCAGCAATCAAAGTGACTGCTGTTTCAGCGGCTTTAGCAGAAGCAGAACCACGGGTAGGTGCAGGAATGTGAACTACATCACCCTTCTTACCTTTAAAGTTCATCTTCATAACGAGGTTAGCAAGAACCAAGTTTTTCTTGTAGGCAGCTATGATTTCATCTGACCAAATTTCAGGGATGAACGTTGCGCCTGTGGTAACAGTAACTGAATTACTGGGGGAAAATGATGTTGCCATGTTAAATCTCCAAAAAACGATAAGTTAAATTATCTAACCCGTCCGTCTTGATACGCTTGCATGATTTCTCCGCTTAACGCCTCATAACGATCTGGGTCAGTCATCTTCAGCCGAATTAGATCAGCCCTTCGATAGACTCTTTTTCCAGACTCCCCACTTCCACCTACATCAACACCCGCTGCTTTAAGGCTAGACTTGCGCTGAGTTTCCCCTGCTTCTGTAGTCTGTCTTGTCTTAACGCCACGCAACTGTTTATAGGTACTCAACAATTCGTTTGCACTGTCGTAATCAAACTCACCATCAGCTCTTGCATACAAACCAAGGCGAATAGGTGAAGATTTCACCCAATTCACAAAGTCTGCATCTTGAGCAATCTGACCGAAATCAGGATGCTCTTGCGCCAGCTTTTGTTGAATCTGCATCTTTTTGAAATCTTGACTAGCTTGTCTAGCGGCAAGTACATCGGGATGGTTGTCAACAGTCCTGCGAACTGCCTCTTGTGGATTCTCGAAAAAATCTACTTCAGGCTCTTTCTCAATAGGTTGCTGTTTTGAGGAGAGGTTTTGCTTTATAAGTTCATCTGCCAGCTTTCGCACTTCCCCAACTTCCTGCGCTTGCTTTCCAATCAGCTTTTCAGCTTCTTGGTGCATTTTGACCACTTCTTCAAGAGATTTCTGCCTGTATTTCTCAGGCATCTCAGTTAGTGGTGCTACTTCAGGTAGTTGCTTCTTTTGCTCGACTGCATCTAACTCACTTAGCGACTCATCTTCATTGTCAATCAACATATTTTTACCTTTTCCTGCCGTTATCGGTTCTAGGACATTCAACTCGACATTTCTGTTTATGAGTTGTGCTTTTGCTCCCACTTCAACTGATCTAGGTGTTTTTTCTCGAACTTCCCATGCTCTGACGGGAAAGAACCAGACCACCCTTCTAGTTTGAAGTTAGGAGCAGACAGAGTACGGTTGGCTGTTTCTCCGCACTCACATCGAAAACTCGTTGTCTCATAATCAACAAGTCTTTCAGTTTTATGCCCGTTCTCACAGGCAAAATCAAACATTCTTTTCATTTAATTCCTCATACGCTTGTTCGCTGACCTCTTTCAAGGTTTTTAGCCAAGTCAAGATGGAAAGTTCCCCTTTTTTGAACATCAAGGTCTTTTCATCAGGAATAACGCTTATATTATTGAGTGACTCTATCATATTGTCAATATCAATAGTCAATTCTTTCCAACCGTCCATAGACATCATGGAAAAACGGTCTTCGTAGTACTTTTGTAGTTCAGGAGTCATGGGGTTGTGCTTTGAGTTGTCGTGTTTTGTGCTGCCTGAGCTTCAGCCAAAGCCTGAGCCTCTGCAAATGCTAATGCTTCAGCAGCCACTGCCGCATCATGAATTATTTGTTCTTCCGGTGTGTACTCAAGTTGTGTGGTTTCGTTTGTTTGAACATTTACTACAATTCTGTGTGTCATAGTTTAGCCTTCGTAAAGAATGTTAATTGTGCCAGCGTCAAAGGTATTTGTTCCACCTACGGTGGTAATACGGACAGCAGTAAGAGTAGCACCAAGAGAAATTGACCCATTTCCTATGTGTGTTGAATCTATGTTTGTTTGTGATGTAGTTCCAGTAGAAATCCAGCTATTGCCATTTATATTTGTAAGAATTATGTGCCCATTCATTATTGAAGCTGCTGATTGATTTCCGCTTCCAAGGCCAAATAATGTTGTATATGTCGAAGAAACTACTGCAGCACCTGCAATACTATTTCCAACTGACGCATAGCCTGTTGTTACATAAGTTGGCGTTGCTCCAGTTCCCAATCGAACTCCAACTGTACTTGTTCCATTTGTTGAAACAGATTGAAAAAGAATAGTAATTCGTTTTGCCGAAGATGGAATACTTGTAAAGTCAATGCTTGTACCACTAGTAGATGTAACAGCAGTACCAGAGGTAATACCGCTAGCATTGATTGTTTGATTAGGCCAAGTGCCTGTAATGCTAGTAATATTTGTTCCAGCTACCAAACTAGGTGTTGCTGTACCCGTACCACCACTAGCAACAGCAAGAGTTCCACCCAAGGTAATTGTGCCAGTTGTGGTGATAGGACTTCCAGTTGTGGTCAGTCCAGTTGTTCCACCCGATAGACCGACACTTGTGACTGTGCCAGAACCACCACCGCCAGAATACTGCGGAATGTTTAAAGTATTGCTTATAAATGTAGCAGCGCCTGACGTTCCTGTGGTTGTTAGTGTAATTGGCGCTTGGTAGTCAGTTCCAGCAGATGCAGCAGAAATTGCAGTGCCGTTGCCCTTTAAAACGCCGGTAATGTTAGTTGATAAAGTAATAGCTGGCGTTGTAGTGTCAGTAGCCACAGTACCCGCAAACCCATTGGCAGACACAACAGACACAGTTGTGACTGTTCCACTACCCTTGTTATTAAAAGTTGTCCAATCAGCGGCACTCAAAGCACCTCGATTAGTTGCAGATGCCGTAGGAACATTTAAAGTGATTACTGGGGTTGTTGTTCCATTAGCCACAGTAGAACCTAAATCAGTTCCTGTTGTGCCTAATGTAAGTGCCGCAACGCTCGTTACAGTTCCTGCACCTGCTGGTGTTGCCCACGAACCATCACCACGCCAAAAAGTAGATGCTGATGCTGATGTGCCGCTATTAAGATTGGTTACAGGCAAATTTCCTGTTACCTGCGTTGCAAGACTGACGTTTGATAATGTGCCGCCAAGAGTTAGATTACCAGTTGATGTTACTGTGCCTGATAATGTGATGCCGTTTACTGTTCCTGTTCCACCAACACTTGTGACTGTGCCAGAACCTTTACCATTAAAAGTATTCCAATCAGTAGAAGTCAAATAACCGCTTACTGAGGTGGTAGCGGCTGGCATACTTATTACAGGAGTTAAACCGCCTGATGAAGCAACTGGAGATGTTGCGGTAACAGCAGTCACTCCACTACCAGCACTAAAATAAGATAGACTATTCCATAGCGTAGAGCCATCACCAAGTTTAAGTTTGGATGTGTCCGTTTCTAAACCAATTTCTCCTTGAGCAAGGAGAGTATTTGCCGCTGTCCATTGGCTTGCTGTACCTCG